TGTAGTGGCTATGATTGGTAAGCAAATGAGCCGCCAAGTTAACCACAATGATCAGGTATCTAGAAGAGCTGGTTCAAACTACAAATTTAAAATGAAAATTGAAATGTTAGATGGATCGAATTCAGGCGGCGGCGTACTAGATACATGGGAACTAGCAGGTTGCTTTATTCCAGGTATTCAGTATGGTGACTTAAATTATGGATCATCAGAAATTGTTCAAGTAACAGCAACAATCCGTTATGACAACGCTTCACACTTAGTTGATGGCGAAGACATGATGTCATCTGGATCAGTTAGCAACTTACGCTCAACAGCCACATAATAACAATTTTTGAGGAATAGAGTATGAAGTACAACGCTGGACAACTGGTATATAGCCAACTTGGTCAAAAAGATGAACCGCAAACTTTATTACCTCGACAGAAGTTTCAATTCTCCGTTAGTATTAACCACCTCCAGCCTTCTGGAGGTGGTTCAAGTCTGACAAAATTAACTTTAGATAGAATAGCTAGCATGGATATGCCAAGTTATTCATCAAATACAACAACCGTAAATAACTTTAATAAGAAAAAATTAGTTCAAACTGGAATAACATATGATCCAGTTACACTTACTGCTTATGATACACGTGATGGTGATTCTCCAATAAGTATTGAAAACTTTCTTAGAAATTATTTTACATATTATTATGCCGGTACTATGAGTGCTGATGCTGATACTGTAACACAGACTCACAATTTAATTAATTTTACTTCTGATAATTCTGGCAGTGGTTTTAAATTACAACCACAAAAATATTTTATTGACAGTATTGTAATTACTCGTAAGCATTTAGCAGCAGGTACTTTTGATGAAATTACTCTTTACAATCCTATTATAAACAGCGTAGCTGGAGACACTTTAGATTATTCAGATAGCGGTGCTGTACAGTATCGTATACAATTTTCTTATGAAGCAGTTAACTTGATAACTGGTGTTGCTGGAACAAATTCAACAGCTACATCTGGAGTAGCTCAAGGTAACTTTGCAGGGCAAAACAGTGGATCATTAATGACAACTGCTCCATTAGTTGGTGTTGATACTGGCGATAACCGTTCAGGTTTCCTTACAGGCGCCTTTGACGCCCAATAATAAATACTTGTATGGCAGGTAAATTTCAACAAGGTATGTATCAACCAACCAATCCTTCAAAATACATGGGTAAAGGATACCCAAAGTATAGGAGTGGATGGGAACTAGCAGTATTTCGTATGTGTGACAATCATCCAGCTGTAATAGGTTGGGGAAGTGAAACACACCGAATACCATACAAACATCCACTTACTGGAAAAGCAACAACTTATGTTCCAGATTTATTAATGGTATATCAAGATGCAAGTGGACAAAAACATGCAGAAATGGTTGAAATTAAACCTAGTAAGCATATACTCGGGGAAGCAAAGACACAACACGACAAAATGCATGCGGTAGTTAATGATGCAAAATGGAAAGCGGCAAGAGCGTGGTGTAAAGAAAAGGGCTTAGGTTTTCGTGTAATTACAGAAAATCAAATTTTTAATAAGCCTCCTCAGAAAAAGAGGAGAAAGAAAAAATGAAAAAAACAAAGTTAGAAGAAGAATTTAATTTACCTCCAATAGAGAATGTTGAAATTCCTCTCGAAGACGAGGAAGAAGAAGAACTTAGTATCGAGGAAATTCAAGATAATATTGAGGAAGTATCACAAGAAATTACAATTGCAGATAAAATTGATACTGCATTACCAGTAGTAATAGGGCTTGAGCAACTAGATAAAGAAATGGATGACTATGCTGATCAAGCAATGAAAACATTTGAGGATTTATGTGACTTAGGAAAAAATGTAGAAGATAGACACGCCGCCCCAATATATGATAGTGCAAGCAAAATGATATCAGCGGCTCTACAGGCAAAACAAGCCAAAATGGATAAAAAATTAAAAATGATTGAGTTACAAATGAGACAACGTAAACTTGATTTAGACACACGTAAAGTGGATGCTTCATTAAAAGATAAAGAAGGCGATCCAGAAGAAATAGAAGGAAAATTCCTAGGAGACAGGACTTCCATGCTTTCTGAAATTGTAGCCAAAATGAAAGAAAACGATAAATAGTATTAATACAGGAGACGTATCACCATGAAAACATTTTCACAATATCTGACTGAAGGCAAGAAGTCATGGAAGTTTTTTATTAAAACTGTTCAGAAACTTTCAGATGACCAATGTGATCGCATTGAGAAGCACTTACTAAAATATGATTCAACAGGACTTAGTGCTGAGAAGAAAACAATGCTACAAGCACAACCAAAAGACTTTCCTAATCATAGAGGTTATGAAGTTTTTATGTATGAATTTGACACAAACTTACCAGTTAGTGCATTTCAAATTAAAAACGAAATACAGAATATGTTAGGTTTATCTGATGGCGTGTTTAAAGTAAGAGGCGAACACGAAGTAGATAACGATGTTGAAGAAGAAAAAAATAAAGAAAGTTTATTGTCAGATGAAAAATATAGTGAAGCTGAAAAAGTAAATTCAGATGATTTTTATGGTGAAAAATATAACACTAGCTTTGTAAATGAATTACTGAAGCTACGAAAAGACAAGGAAAAAGATAATGAATGATTTAGAAAGAATCTTAGATCTTGCAGGTCTTGGCGATCAAAACGTAGCTGAGGATGCAATGGAGAAAAAGCAAGTATGTAAAGATTGTGGTGATGAATTTGGCCACCCAACAACAGATTGTGAAAACAGCGCATATGACAAAGATGGCGATCATTGGATTGAAATCGACGTAGACGGTGACGGCGACACAGACATCAAAGTAGCCCGTGACATGAAAGAAGATGATATGGAAGAAGCAGTAGGCGATGCCGCTGAATGTTTTTATAATATGCAAGATGATTTTGCAGGTGGCGAAGCAGATGGCGCACACAAAGTTCTTATTGATGAACTAGTACGCTATCTAAGCGGCGACCAACTTGAAGACTTTTGTGATGACTTTAAAAGACATCACGACATGGGCATGGACGAAGCAGACATTGACGAAGCAGATATTGAAGAAAATGCATTTAACCAAGCAGCGGCTGCGGCAGCAAGAGCTGGTAAAGATACATTTGAGTTTGGTGGAAAAACACATAAAACTACAATGAAAAAAGATACTGCACACAAGCTAGATGATGATGTTCAAATGGAATCATGTGGCTCTTGTGGTTGCGATCTAAAAAATCCAACACCAGGATGTGAATGTGACTCACACAAAAAAGAATCAGTTGATGAATCTCCAACAATGGACACCACACAACTAGTAACACTACTTAAAAATTCAGGTTTAAGCGAAGAAGCTATTGCTGAGAAATTAGACGAATGGGCAAACACACCAGAAGGAGTTGGCGAAGTAGATCCAACTTCACATGGCGATGCATATGATTTTGCACAAGGCGTTAACCTAAGTCTTAAAAAGTATTTAGATGCAGAAGACATGAAAGTAGGCTTAAAAGAGCATACTGTGGAAAGTCTTAAAGAAGCATATCAAAGACATAAAGAATAAGCTCTACCCCCGAGCTTTGGCCCCCCAGGCAGTGAACGGTACAGTTTCTAACTGTGCCGTTTTTGCTTTATAAATAGATATATGAATCCTATAATATCATATCAAGACAAATATGGACAAACTATAGATTTTCACATAAAAGATGGACACAATAAATTTTGTGTTAATGTAAGTGGAGGTGCTGATAGCGCATGCTTGATGTATCTTTTAATAAAATATTGTCAAAAATATATTCCCGATGCAGAAATATATGTAATAACATGTGCAAACGTAGTAAAGGGATGGTATAATGCTAGGGTATCTAGCGTAGTTATAGATAGGCTATTACAACTTACACGTACAGATATGATAAAAGGACATTATACTTATTTTGCAGATGATCAAATTAGAACTGAACTAAATAACTTTGAAGAGACTATATATAAATTATATGGTACTACTTACTTTATACATGGTACAACACAAAATCCAGATCGGAGTGTTGTTTTAACCCGCAGTGGCGGACATACACAGCGTGATAATGGACATAATAGACCAATACTCCGATCAAATTACATGTTTGGAAATGAGGAAACATACAGATACATGCCTTTTATGCATGTAGATAAACGAATGATTTCTCATCTATATAAGGAAAAGGATTTACTTACCGAACTATTACCTTACACTCGAAGCTGTGAACAGCATAGAGATGAAAACAAAGAAAATCCATGGATGTCTACGCCATGTGGCGAGTGTTGGTGGTGCCGTGAAAGAGAATGGGCTTTTAGAAGATGAGTACAGCAGATACAAAATTAACCAAATCACCGTATCTTCAGGAAAAATATACGCCAGAGCAACTTGAAGAACTTGCAAAGTGTTTACAAGATCCTAAATATTTTATTGAAGAATATTGTTGGATTCAACACCCAACTAAAGGACGTATGAAATTTAAACTGTTTGGATATCAACGTGAGCTTATAGACAGTTATCACAATTTTCGATATAGTATTGCTCTTATTTCTCGACAGATGGGAAAGTCAACAGCGGCTGGTGCATACTTACTTTGGTATAGTATGTTTATGCAAGACCAAACTATTCTAATTGCGGCTCATAAATTTAGTGGTGCCCAGGAAATTATGTCACGTATCAGATTCAGTTATGAACTTTTACCAGACTTTATTAGAGCAGGTGTTACAAGTTATAACAAAGGTAGTATAGAATTTGATAATGGTTCACGTATTATTGCACAGGCAACTACTGAAAATACTGGACGTGGTTTGTCTATATCTTTAGCATACTTAGACGAATTTGCATTCGTTAGACCCAATATTGCTCGAGAATTCTGGACCTCATTATCTCCAACACTTGCTACTGGTGGTAAATGTATTATTACTAGTACTCCTAATCAAGATGATGACCAATTTGCACAAATTTGGAGAGAAGCTGAAAAGCGTATTGATGAATTTGGTGAGCCTAAGCCAGTAGGAAAAAATGGATTTAGGTCATATAGTGCAAGTTGGCAAGCCCATCCAGATCGAGATCAAGAATGGGCTGATGTTGAAATGAGTAAAATCGGCGAAGAACGATTTAGGCGTGAACACTTAAATGAGTTCATTGCATTTGATGAAACTCTTATTGATAGTATAAAACTCTCAATGATGGAAGGAATAGATCCATATGCAAAGCAAGGGCAAGTACGTTGGTATAAGCCTCCAGTTAGAGGAAATTTATATTTGTTAGCTCTTGATCCAAGTCTAGGAACGGGTGGGGATAATGCCGCCATACAAGTATATGAACTTCCTGGACTAAAACAAGTAGCCGAATGGCAACACAACAAAACTCCTATTAGAGGACAAGTAAAACTTATACAAACAATTATGAACTATATACAAAATGAAACTGATGAAGAGACAGAAATGTATTATAGTATTGAAAATAACACTCTGGGTGAAGCCGCATTGTATGCTGTTGACGATTTAGGTGAAGAAAATATACCTGGAACATTTTTAACAGAACCTAGAAAACGTGGAAATAGTGTAAAAGTAAGACGTGGATTTACAACTACTCATAAAACTAAAATAGCCGCATGTTCCAAATTAAAACATTGGATTGAAACAGAAAAATTACAAGTAGCAAGT